ATCACACGCTTGATGATGATGCAATCTTCACTAGACATCGAGAACCTAGTTCGTAACGACCTTTCAACAGGTATCGCACTAGCAATCGACAACGGTGCATTGCAGGGTTCAGGTTCATCTGGTCAGCCAACAGGTATCGCAAACACATCTGGCATCAACGCACCAACATCTTTCGCAGCAGCTAACCCAACATTCGCAGAAGTAGTTGCGATGGAAACAGCGGTTGCAGAAGATAACGCGCTATTGGGCAACCTAGCGTACATCTTGCCAGCAAGCATGGCAGGCGCGTTGAAAACAACAGCGAAAGACGCAGGCTCAGGCCAGTTCGTCCTAGCTGGTGGTGAGATGAACGGATACCGCGCAATCGTATCTAACCAAGTCACAGCAGGCGACCTATACTTCGGTAACTTCGCAGACTGCTTGATTGGTATGTACGGTGGCTTGGACATCACAGTTGATCCATACACATCATCAACATCAGGCACAGTGCGCATCGTAGCGTTGCAAACTATGGACGTAGCAGTACGTCACGCAGTTAGCTTCGCATACAACAACGACGGCGTATAATGCTAACGTGGGCGGCGATCTTTCGCCGCCCCTCTAACGAGGGGCAGACAATGAAATATATGGTACTGAAATCATGCGTTGCTGGTGGCACTAAGCGCAATGCTGGTGAAATCGTTGAGCTAGGCACAGACGAAGCTGCCTCACTAATGAGCTATGGTCGCATCGGTGTTGCACCAGAGCCAAAGCCACAAGCTGCATCTACGAACCGTGCTGCAAAGCCTAAGACAACACGGAAGAAGAAAAATGAAGATTAAGCTACTGAAAGCCGCCACAGTTGAGGGCATCGCCGCACGCGCTGCATCAGTGCATGATGTGGTTGAGCGTGTAGCACAGAAGTTGATTGATCGCGGTTATGCAGAGTTGCATAAAAGCGAAGTAAAGGCTGAACCAGAGCCGCAACCAGAGCCAGAAGTGGAAGCAGACGAAGATGGCACTACCGCTTGAAGATGACCTAGATGCGATCCTCAATGTTGACGAGTTCGCAACTGCGGTGACTTACACGCCTACAGGCGGGTCAGCTTCTACTATCTATGGCATTTTCGACAAGCCTACAGTCCCAGTTGACGCTGGCGGCTTTGTTGACATCCATGAGGAGCAGCCGCGCTTAACGTGCAAGACGACAGCCGTTCCTGACATTGGATATGACGACACGATGGTTATTTCATCTGTCACCTATAAAGTTCGCGCTTGGTTGCATAATGGCGTTGGGCTTTCCACTATACAGCTTGAGAGGCAATAATGGCACACGTCAGAAAGTCCATTCGTGACCGCATTGCTTCAGTTTTGGATAGCGGTGTCGCGCTTGTAAGCAACCGTGTGTATGCTTCGCGTGTTTACCCTATTGACCCAAGCAAGTTGCCAGCGATTACTGTTTATACTGGATCAGAGGCTTCTGGGCTGAACAATATTGCATTAGGAACATCTGACCTGATGCGTAACCTATCTGTCACTGTAGACTGCTACGTGCGGGTCACAGAGACATTCGATGATGATGTGGACGCTATTTGCGTTCAGGTCGAAGAAGCAATCGCCAATGATTTCACGGTCAATGGTCTTGCAAAAGATGCTGTACTTGTCGCCACGGATATAGACTTTTCGGGTGATGCCGAACAGCCTGTCGGCATTGCCAGAATGACATTTGTGGTAAGGTATGTTACAGCTATAAATGACGTAGAAACAGCCAAATAAGGAGACTTCCAATGGCAACACATACTGGTAGCGAAGGAACCGTAAAGGTTGGTTCTAACGCCATAGCAGAAATTCGCTCATACTCTATCTCAGAGGTGGGTGACACTGTTGAAGATACAACAATGGGCGATAGCGCCCGCACATATCTTCCGACATTAACCTCATTCAGTGGTTCAGTTGACGTATTCTGGGACGAGACAGACACTAACGGTCAGGTCGCGCTTACAGTAGGCTCAACAGCTACATTGAATGTTTATCCAGAGGGCGACACTTCTGGCGACAACTACTACACAGGTAGTATCATTGTTACTGGTTTTGATGTGACAGGTTCTTTTGATGGGATGGTGGAAGCATCAATCTCATTCCAAGGCAACGGCGCATTGACACGCGGTGACGTAGCATAAGGTGGAATAAATGACTACAGCGGCGAACGCACTGAAAGCATACTTAGAAGCGGAGAAAACTGAGTATGTTGACGTGCCAGAACTAGGTGCAGACGGTGAACCTCTGCGCCTTTTCTACACACCCTTTAGCGGGTTAGACATGGCTAACCTGCAAAGGAAACACGACGACTTTCCGTCAACCAAGATCGAAGCGATGTTTGATGTAATCATTCAGAAGGCTTTGGACGAGAATGGCGAGAAAGCGTTTACAGTTGAACACAAGCCTATGCTGCGTAGATTGCCGCATGAGCTAATCTATAAAATGGCTGTGCCTATGTTTTCGTCTACTTCTGTGGAGGAGCATGAGGGAAACTAAGGGCAAACCCATTCCGCTTTAACTTGATCGTCTTGGCTGAGAAATTAGGCAAGACGATAGCAGAGATTGAGAAAATATCTGTAGACGAGTATAATGAATGGGTAGCTTATTTTAATATCGCAGAGGACATGAGCAAAAAATGAACGGTGATACCTTCAAGTTTACTATGATCGGTGACGATCAGCTTACCCGTCCTCTTAAAAACGCCCAGAACACGATGAAGGGTTTGGGTAATGAGGTTGAACGCACTAATAGAAAAATGAGTGCTTTCGGTAGCAATCTAGCCAATACCCGCAGAGGGGTAAGAGCTTTTGCTATGGGCGGGTTGCAGCAAGCAGGTTATCAGATTGGTGACTACGCTGTTCAGGTTGCAAACGGCACCAACAAAATGCAGGCGTTTGGTCAGCAAGCACCACAATTCCTGCAAATCTTTGGCCCAATAGGTTCTGTTGTTGGTGCTGCTGTTGCTGCGTTTGCTGCTTATGCGGTAGTTCAGGAAAAAACTGCAGAAGCTAATGCAAAAGCTAGTAAAGAGGCCAAAAACTTTGCCGATGCAATTGAGCGGGCAGGCACAAAGGGAAGTGATGCAGCAAATGTTTTGCGGCTTGCATCTGAAACAGATGTGGCAAGCGCAAAGAAGGTTTATTCTGACTTTGATGGTGAGTTAAAAGGCTTTATTACCACCCTTGCGTCTTTAAAGAAGGAGCAGGCAGAGGCATCAGGCATTACCGCAGCAAAGCGTTTCATGGAAGAAAAAGACGTTCTTGGTAAGCTGCGCACAGAATATAATGCATATTTAGATAATAAAGAATTTTTGCAGAATGCCTTAAAGGAAGAACTTGCAGATCGTGAAGCAAATTTAAAACTTGCAAGGGAAGAATTTAACGCGATTGGCGCTCAAATTAAGATGTACGAAGATTTAAACATGGCAATTCCTATTGGGATGACCCAAGAGTACATTGACCGTCATAAAGAGCTTATGGCTATCCAGCAAGAAAATCTATCGCCTTTCCGTCAAAGCCTTACTTACAATCTTTCTATTCCAGAGGAAGTCATCCAGACGATTTTGGGCTATGAGGACGCAATCAAAAAGGCAATATCAGAGCAAAACTTTGATGGAGCAATGCAAGGCGTTGTAAACTTGCGTAAGTCCTTGATGGACTTGCCAGAAGATCAGCGCAAGGCTGTTCAGCCTGCTATCCTTGAGCTTGAAGGTTTGCTGCGTACCATTGGGTTGCAGGTAGATGAAAACACCTACCGCGCCATTGAGTTTAAGAAGGCTATCTATGACACATCGTCAGCCGCACGAACATTGGCAAGCAACCTATCTGACGCGGCACAAAGCCTGTCTGACGGTACAGAACTGGCCATCATCCAAGCTCAAATAGACGCTATTAACGCTGGCTACGGAGAGGCTGGTGCGGCGATTGCTAAATTCAGAAAGGAAAAGGAAATAGAGCTTGGGCTTTCTGAAGCAGGTAGTGCGGCAGAGGAGGCCTATATAAGCGGGGTCATAAACCGATCAGTAGAGCAATATAAAGCCACAATGCAGGCGAACGGCGAACTAAGCAAGTTGATGGAGCAGTTTAAGAAAACTGGGGAAACTGGCTCTGATGCGCTTGATGGTCTGAGAAATAAAACAAAAGAGCTGTCCCCAGAGATGAAGCGTGCTATTGATCTGGGTAAGTCCATTGGAAACTCTTTTGAAACGGCGTTTATGGATGTCATGCAGGGTACAAAGTCAGTTAAGGACGCTTTCAAAGTAATGGCTGCTGACATAATTGCAGAACTTTATCGTGTGTTTGTGGTCAAGCAGATTACAGGATTTATAACAGACGCCATCACATCTTCTTTCGGCCCAACGCCTACTGGTGGTGGCGGGGGCGGCAAGGCCATCGGTGGGCCTGTGCAAGCTGGTCAGACTTATCTTGTTGGTGAGCGTGGCCCAGAACTTTTCCGACCCGCACGTTCAGGCTCAATCACACCTAACGATCAGTTGGGCGGCGGCGGTAATGTTATCGTTAACCAAACCATCAACGTATCCACAGGCGTTCAGCAAACCGTGCGTACTGAGATTAAATCATTGATGCCACAGATCGCAGCAAGTGCTAAAGCTGCTGTCGTAGACGCTAAACGGCGTGGCGGATCATACGGAAGGGCGTTAGCATAATGGCTGTAATCTATCCTTTATCATTACCTACAGCGACAGGGATAGCTCAGATTGAGCTAAGGGCAGTCAATGCAGTTGCTTATAGCAGATCGCCATTTACCTTTGCTGGTCAGGCCCACGCATATTCTGGACAGATGTGGACTGCTGATATTAGCCTGCCGCCTATGGCGAGAGACAATGCAGAGCAGTGGATTGCTTGGCTTATTTCGCTGCGGGGTCAGTTTGGCACGTTCTTGCTAAATGATCCATCAGGGGCTACCCCACGCGGTTCTGCTGGTGGCACACCATTGGTCAATGGTTCTGCGCAGACAGGCAACTTGATAAACATAGACGGATGCACAGCAAGCCAAACAGGCTGGCTAAAAGCTGGCGATTACGTTCAGTTTGGTTCAGGTTCATCTGCGTCCCTGCACAAGGTGCTGGAAGATGTTGATACGGATAGCAGCGGTGAAACGACTTTGGAGATATGGCCTAGCGTAAGAACGGCACCAGCAGATAACTCAACTGTCGTAACGTCTAGCGCAAAAGGGTTGTTTAGGTTATCATCCAATGAGCAAGCATGGTCAGTAAATGAAGCAAGCATTTACGGCATAACATTTGGAGCAATGGAGGCGGTCTGATGTCGCGTGACAATTCGGAAATTATCGCCGCCCTAGCCAAAGATACAGTTGAGATATTCAACGCAGTCGAGATTATCCTAGATAACAACACCCTGCGCTTTTGGACAGGCTACGGCAAACGTGCGATTGGATCGCCTGTGAATGTGGACACTATTAGCATCGGTGATGAATATATTATTACCACGGTGGGTGATACTGACTTTACGATCATAGGTGCAGCATCGAATACGGCTGGCGAAGTATTCTACGCAACGGATCGCGGCACAGGCACAGGCACGGTATCAAAGGTTTATACTGGTGCGGGTCAGCTCATGGCGATTGATGGGCTGTCAGAGGTGAGCGATTTAAGCGCACAGAGCGCAACTTTAACCTTTAGCGGTATCCCATCAGATATTCTGTCTATGGCCCTACAGGAACCTTACCAGCGGCGTGAGTGCAAGATTTACTTTGGTATCGCGTCAACCGATTGGATTTTGCAGTTTGGGTCATGGGATGACACTGGTGTTTGGATCGACACATCAGAGTGGAACGATGGCACAGACGATATTGACGCGGCTGACTTGTACTATGCAACATCAGAGGTGTTCAGCGGTGAAATGGACACCATGGACATTCAGGATAGCGCAGAAACAAGCATTATTCAGCTAAGTGTCACAAGTCGATTAATTAAGCTAGACCGTGCAAACGTGCGCAGATACACTTCAGAGAACCATAAATCACGTTACCCAACAGATACTTTCTTTGATACTGTGGCGGCACTACAAGATACATCTATTGTATGGGGTCGTGCATCGTGAACCTAGAAGCCTTAAATGAATACTTAGACAGCAAGCGGAACACTGAATTTGTATGGGGGTCTAACGATTGCCTAACATTCAGTAACGGCGCATTCCATGCGATGTATGGCGAAGGCTGGTGTGATGATTGGCTAGGCCGTTATATGCGCGGCACAGAACATATCAGCAATGACGAACTGCGTGATGAGTTTGGCTTTGACACCTTAGAGGACGGCGTTTCATCTAAGCTAACTAAGATTGATTACATTGCCCCACGCGGTGCTTTGGTTACTGCAAAGCTATCACGGCGTTTCCTATTGGGTCAGGCGTTTGGCATCAGCACTGGCACAAAGGCTGTATTTCTCATGCACCGTGGATTGATGTATTATCCTATAGAAAAAGTATCAAATGCGTGGATTAAGGAATGAGCAGATATAGACTAGGCGACATTACCCTGCGCAGTTGGAATGGTTGGGAAAGCGTTCCGCGAATGCCGCAAATGGTTGGCAATGCTATTCTTGGCGCATTATCTATTCAAGCGTCATTACAAGTTGCATATGTAGTTGGGTCAGTTGCGATTTCAGTTGCCACTAGCTGGGCAATTAGCGCCTTATTGCCAAAGCCTAA